GGATTGTCTATTGTGTTGACAAGGCGGTTAGCTGCCTTGATTGCGTTGACGGAAAGGATGTCTTTCGTACGTTCTACGATTTCATCGGCCAAAGTCTTCTTGAGCCACTGGCTCGAACCCTTCGAGTAGCCCGCATCTACCGCCGCTTGCGTTACGTTACCCCCATTTTCGAACAAAATGTCCAAGAATGCGGTTTGTTGAGGCGTTAGGGTACGCTCTTTCGGCTTTTGCTGGGGTAAAAGGTTCACGTGAAGGTTCTTTCGATGCACTTGAAGCTATATGTGGCCGGAACGGGGAACATCTGGGCCACTCCGTCCGCCATTTCGTACGAACGAGCCTTACATTCGTCGTACGTTTCGTACGGACCGCGTGTATCGTCAAAACGTACACACTTGTCCGGTGTGGCTAGGGCGCAAACGAGGAGCATAGCTTCGAACATACGGGGTTTTTCCTTTGAAACGGGGTGAACCACACGTGCGTCGTACCTTTTTTTTGTAAACAACGGTGTTTATGGGGAGGTGTGACGGGTGAATGTGTGATCCACGCCATAAGTATAGCCACGAATAACCAGTATGTCAACTTTTTTTCTTGACAAAATCAAAATTCGACTGTACTATGGGCATAGGCCCGCCGGGGTAAACTATACATACCCTCCGTTCCTACGTTAGGGGTACGTTTTGCCCTCCCTTTGAAGTACGTTTTGCTCCCCTAGCGGCGTACGTTTTGTACCGACCCCGGTTACCTCCAAAAAATAAAATTGATCGCGGTATTGCTAGTGACTATGGGGGTACCCCCCGTGGCGCTTGCCCGCCCGCGCGCGCGGAATATCTTTGTTTTTGTCTATTCTTGTCGGTTTCGGGTCGGATCAGGACAAGATCAATCTCAATATTATGGATCATCCCGGACACCGGCCCCTAAAGGTCGGCGACCAAGGCCGCCCCCCACATACGGCACTGCACGGAACACCCCACCCGGACGCATAAGCAACAATCACATGCCCGCGCCCGCGCCCGCGTTTGTCATTTGCCATATTGATTATGGTTCGAACCCGATAAGCGAGGTCAAAAAGCGCAGCAATCCCCGAACAACCGGCCCGCCGATTTATCCCGCCTAGTCAAGCCGGAAGCTATTAATGCGGCACCCGCCCATAAAAAAACCCCCAGCACTAAGGCCGGGGGCAAGTTGAGGGAGGAAAAGCCGCCTATTAGCCCCGGCGGCAGGGTAACGGTTAATCGTCGATCTTCACCTTAAATTCAGCATTCGCGATCGAACGCGGCGAATTGTTACCGATCCAAGAGGTGAAGCCCATCGAATCCATGAACGCCTCAAGCCCCCTGATCTGGTTGTTGATCGCGTCGAGATGACACCGCAACACGGCGATTTCTTTCTCGGTGATGGCGAAAACATCACGGGCTTCGGGTGTGGTCAATTCAGTCTTAAGTGAGCTTTGCATCGTTTCGTTTCCTTTTGCAAAAGAGGCGGGCAAAAGCACCCGCCCCTCTTTAGTACGTTTTTCAGCCGGTCTTGGCAAGCCGGTAAATATTCCGATAACCGCCTTTCAAGTTCCCGGTGTTCCGGATTTCAAGCTGATATCCCGCCTTCTGGATGCCGCACAGGTAATGATAAACGGACTCCTTCTTGATGCCGAGATGCCCCGCCAGTGTCGGCACGGCGTAAAACGTACCCTCTGACAAGCGGACGATCAGCCGCCGGTGCGTCTCGTTCAAGCCCTGCCCCGCATAATCGAAAGCCGCTGCCGGGTCGTAGGTCTTCGGCTGCGGGCCGGTTTCGTGCAGCGGATGGCCGTGCATGTCAGTGATCGGGTAGAGCGTCTCCGGCTTCGGCTTCGCTACTGGACGCGGCGGAAAAGCCTCTTCCATCTTGCCCCGTATTTTCGCCCGCTCGTCGGCACGGATTGCCTCTTCGATGCGATCTAAGTTCTTGCACAGTTCGGTGACCAGTTCGGTCGGTACGTTATTAAACGTCATTGTCTCGGTTCCTTTCGTTCGAGATCATACCGCCATGAAAGCGGCGATTAGCATGATAAGAAAACAGACCACAGCGAGTCTGTAAATAATCAAGAGAGCTTCCATCTATTGCGCCAGTCCCTCAAGGTATTGCCACTGCGGCCCCTCGACGATAGCCCGAACCTGATCGTTCCGGGTGTAGCGTTTCCGCTCGGCCCGTCCCCGATCACGAGCGTCAGGCAAATGCGTGGCCCAGTGCGTCAGAGCGTTATATCCCGCCCAGAGCGTGTGGCCCAGTTCCCGGCGTTCTTCCTCGAACCGTTCAAGAAGCCAGTTGAGGCGGCGTTCATTCACCGACAAGCGTTCATCGGTTTCCGCCGCCTTTGTGTTTTTGCGACAGATCGTCTCTTTCAAGATGTCTGCAAACTGGCGATCAGTGAGCGGCGCATTCCGCCAGCGATCCATCACGTCACGCTGATCCTGCCACATCGAAAGGCCCATCGTCGCTTTCGCAATCATAGCTTCCGGCGATACCGCCCCGCGATGAATCTTGCGCTGATGATACGCCTTCTCCCCGCCGAATACCAAAGTATTCCGGCAAAGGTCACGATAGGCACCCGAAAAGATTTGCAAGGCCCAGCTCATGTCTACCGAGTTGAACATGTCCATCCGGCAGCGGACCGTGTCTTGCTGGCCGTCTTTCGTGATCGACAGGTCTTGCAGGTCGTGAAAGTAGATCGTGCGATGAACCCGCGCCCCCTGTTCATAGATGCGGTCGCACACCTCGACATTATCAAGCGGCAGGTCCGACGCGGCTAGCAACTCAGCCTGCGCCTTAAAAAGCCCATCGTGCGGAACGAGGGCATAAGACTTGCCAACAGGTCGAACATTGAGCAGCCCGCCGGTCGCTGTGTTTTGCAACGCGTGGAAATCATCTAACCGCTGCGGCTCGACGAATTCAACATCGTGTTGCTTATATGTTGTTTGCGCCTCAATCGGCACCCGGCGAATCTTGCCGTACTTCTCATAGAGGGAAACGTCGTCGATGTTCCGATGAGTAACCCAGATATCCCCACCCCGTGCTTTTGCCTTTGCGGCGGCGGTCTCTTCGACTGGTACTAAATCAAGCATGTCATAAGTTCCTTTCATGCTGTTGTGGCTGGCAAGAGCGCCAGCCCCCGAATCATGGCACAAGTAACGCGCCGGTTGAAGCCCTGAGGCAAAAAAGTTTTGCCCCTGCGGCAAAAGTGATCGGCTAGCCCCGTCGTCTCGCCGCCGATCCGATCGGCCCGCCAGTCCGCCCCGCCCCAGAACGCGCCGAGCGGAAACCTTTAGCCGATCCCCAAAAAAGTTTAGCGTCGCCGGTTTGTCACGCGTACGTTTTAGCGTCGCCGTTTTGTCACGATATGCCGTGCCGGTCACGCCAAACGCGCCAAGTGATCGCCTGTAGCTGGTAGGGCATGAGGCCGACGCGCCGCGCGGCTTCTTCATACGCGGCTTGCAAAGCGCGATATTCACGGACGCCGATGTTTGTCCGGTCGTCAGTCAAGCCGACGCGCTCACCGTAAGCAATATTTCGTGCGTGGCCGTCGATTGTCACGTTGAATTCGCCCATGATGTCCATAAAGAAGGACGTAATTTTTTGACCTTTCAGCATACGTTTTGCGCCGTCGTAGTCCGGACGCGCCGCCAAGATGTCCCAAGCCTTTTGTTTCATCTTGTTGTAGGTCGAGACTTTCACGGAAAGCAAACCGTCGCCGCGAATAAACGCGCCGATTAACGCGTCGGCGTTCGTGACATTGCGTGACCATTTGTTGTTAGGTGAAAGCGCAGCGATAACAGCCACCACCAGATAAACCGGCACGTCGTATTTTACCGCGATATGATATGCCGCCTTCTGTGCATTATCGTACCACAACAAGCCTTCTGCGTGTTGTGTTTCGTCGGCGTCACGGTATACCGCGATGATGTTGTGAATCATTCTTTCGTGATCGACTAGCGTTGCTTGCTTTGTCATGTGATCACCTCGCCAGTCTCAAAGATACACACCTGCGCGCTAGTCTCAATCCACACCCGCGCGCCACATGAAAGCGGCTTGTTCGGCGAGTATACAACAGTGGACGGACCTTTGATATCGACACGATGAGCGTAGATATTACACTCGTACGTTTTGACAGTGATCGCCGGGTCATTCGTGCCATTCTTTTTGTTGGCGCGGATGACGTGCTGGTTTATGTGTATTCTCTTTTTCATGGCTCTTGCCTTTCGTTAGAAAACGATAGAGCGAGACTAGGGCCGATATCCGCCCCGGTCAATATGTTTTATTTTGCCCGCCTGTTCTTTCAGCCAGCAGGACGGACAGCGTAGCTGGTCGCCTTCTTTCGTCATGGCCGGTTCGCCGCAGTTATCGCAAACGTACTCGCGCGATAGCGTCGTGCGTTTGTCATTTGTCAGGGTTCGGCGTTTGTCATTTGTCACCGATTTGTCAACCAATGTCGTCAGGCTCCCCCGGTTCGGCGTGGTCGTACTGCCACTTCAACTGTAGCTCGTCGTAGTATTCGACGACAGTTTCGCCGTGCTTGTCCATGAATTCCTGCCGCGTCATGTACGAGGCGTCCTCTTCCATCTCGATTACCCAGTCTTTTACCTTACCCATCGCGTGTCCCTACCTTTGTTTCGTAGTGTTCAACATCAGCAACCACCTGATCGATCTTTGTGTATATCTGATCAAGGTCACTGTCCATCAGGTCTATATCTTCTAAGGCGTGCTTTGCCTGTGTCAAGAAGGCACGGATCACCGTCGTCTGTGTAATCTTTGCGCGGTACAGTTCCCCGCTGCCGTCACAGTCGTGACAGTGACCCCAGTCCTCAATATCCCCATCTCGTATGTACGAGACCTTGCCATAGCCACCACAGTGCCAGCAGTGACAAGATTCGACGTGGTTTTCAATCACACGCATGAGCAGTAAATCCTTTCCATGATGCCGTTGAAGTCC